ACCCCATGTTCTGGACGTTGATGAGATATCCGCCCTTCGCGCCTGGCGTCGTCGCCATGGCGCGGGCAGCCTCCTCGCCGATCGGACGCTGCAGGACCTCAGACGGGATCAGGATGCTGGACGTGAGATCGCGCCCCAACTTCTTGCCGACTGCGCCAGAGCACTCGATCTCGAATGCGGCCTCTTCCATGAACTTCGGACGCTGCCCGCCATAGCGTAGGGCTCGGATCGCCCGGAACAAACTGTACCGCTGCGTCTCTCGAGCGGAAAGACCGAGGGCCGCAGCAACGGCGGGCTTCTCCCGGCCGCGCTGCTCCATCACCTCCAGAATCTGCGAAGCAATGCCGCGCTCGATCACAGTGCCCTTCTCGTCGGTCGTGTCAACGAGCTGGGTGCCTTCCTGAATCCAGCGCGCTTCGACACGCGCATCGATGCGATTTGCGCGGCAGAGGTTCTGAATTGCAGACCGTCGCTCGTTCTCCGCCTGGGCAGCGGTGACCTTCTTCGTTTCGGCGCTATTGCCCGCCGCGGCAGTATTCTCAGTCGTCACGCTTGTGACTCCTCGTGTTGCGGCGGTTGTCGCCGGTGTTACTTCGGAAATGGCCTCGGCTGAGGCCGGAGACGAAGAAGCCCGCACAGGGCGGGCTTCGGTGGTGGACTCGGTTGTTTGGCCGGGTGGTCCGGCATCGGTGGGCAAGACGGTAGCTCTGCCAAATCCCACGGAGGTGTCTGCTGGGATCGGAACACCGCTGCCCTCAATGGGCTCCCAGTCGGTGGAGCGATAGGTATCCTCGCCGTCAATCGTGGATTCCAGAATCATCGAGTGCACGCGATAGCCGACGGATGTGTTGACGAGTATCTCGTCATCTACATTCTGCAAAGCATCCGTGGCAGCGGCAGAGCGGCCGAAGCGAACCACGGCATGCCCTTTCTTGTCCGTGCCGATATTTGCTTTCTGGATGACGCCGATCTGCTGGCGCATGTCATGATTTAGAAGCAACGGCGCGCGGCCGCTGTTCATGAAATCCATGCGCACGGATTTGGGCGAATGGTCGAGGATCTCATTTCCGAACCAGCGCTGGACAGGCGCCTCGGATGAGAACGTCAGATTCCTAACGCGGTTGTCACTCATGACCATCACGCGTGAAGGCGCCCTCGCCTGTATGCAGGATGCAGTCGCGCTTCTGGAACTCGGCGCCATGGCGCGCACTGAACGTCTTGAACTGCTCCTCAGTCACGTTACCCACGGACAGCGTTCTCCCGTTTGGAAACGTCAAGACGCCCCGCTTCTGTGCAGCGTCATACTCCAGTTTGATCTCACTCATTTCGCCACCTGTAGATGCGAAAAACCCCGCGCGGGCGGGGTTGATTCGGAAGGTTGAGGGTTTACCGGTAGCGCAGCCTTTGGATCTGCCTGCGCGATACCCGTACTCGTGGTCTGCTCAGGGTCAGTGTCGAGAACGATGCCTGCCTCTTTCAGCATCTCGCGCTCGCGCACGCGTTGCTCGATCATCTCTTCGATGTCCGAGCCTTGATTCACGAGCACATCCTGCAGCGTGACGAAGCCAGATCGGACCCCCTGCGTATTGGCGGCCGTCTCTTTCGTCGGGTCGACGTACGACCAGCCGCGAGTTCGGAACTGCGCTGCTTCGTACTGCTTTCGGTCCTGCGCATAGGACATGACCGGGATCGTCTTCATGGCCCCGGCCAAGACCGCCTGCTGCAGCCACTCGCGATGAACGATCTCGCGGAAGCTTCGAATGAACCACTGCTGATGATCCTTCCACGAATCCCGGTCATCGTTCAGCGAGAGCTTCAGTGGCGAATAGTCCGCCTGGCTGTAATCGCCCGAAAGAGAGGCGTAGTTGACGCCCGTGCCAACCGCCACTTCGCGCTTCTTCTCGCGCATGAAGTCGGCATATTGAGGGTTCGGCGAGTTCATCGGCCCGGCGGCAAGCTTCTCGCCCGGGTTCAGGCGCTTGTAGGTGCCCGGGGAGACTTCCATTTCCACAGAGCCGTCAGCCTGTTCTTCGCCAAAGTCTGCGGCGTCTTCTGGCGTCTCGATCGCGCCATTGATACAGGCCTGACTTCGCGCGCGCGTGATTTCTGCTTCGCTGTAGCCGTCCATGTCGTTGAGGGTCGTCGATACGGCATGCAGCCATGGCTCTCCGCGCGTCTGCGGCCAGCGGTTAATTCGAGCCAGGTGAATGATCTGCTCGGCCGGTACGCGCTCAATCTGGTCTCTCTGCGTACCGATCCACCGGTCTTCGTTCGGATGGCGGCGGCGGATGTAGTACGCCACAGGTCGAAAGAACGCGTCGAGCTCAATCCCCATGCGGACTTGGTTGCCGGACGCCAGAGAAATCGTTCCGTGATCGATGTTGTCGGCGATGCGTTCCGCCTCGATCACCTCTAGTGCATAGGGGACATCGGAACCCGGCATCGCGGTGAAATATCGGCGAATGAAAACCTCTCCGGCCTCCACGATCTCACCGATCGCAAGTCGCTCCTGATCGACGAAGTGCAGGCGACCGCCGACGTGGCTGTACTCGGCACAGCACCAATCGCAAAACTTCTCCTCGATCTCATCATTCACGCGCTTGTTAAATTCACCGCGCGTCGTCTTCACCTGCGCCTGCAGACGAATCCCGCAGCCGATGATGTTATTGACCGAGATCGTCTTGATACGCTTGGCATAGGGCGAATCGCGATTCAGTGCCCGGGAGCGCTCGCGCATCTTCGTCAGGCTCGTGACGAGCTCCGCATCAGCCGAGCTATTCGAGGTCGCCCAGCCGCCCGTGAGACGTGAGCTTTTGGCGCTCGCGTACATGCGCTGGGACGTGCCGTTTCTCGCCGGAACGCGCACCACTTCTGGCTTGATGCGCAGAACCCTGCTGATAAACGACTGAAACTTGTTCATCGAACGAATCTCACTCTGATATCACGGCCCTTACCCTTACTTGGCTCCTCTGAGCGCACCTCCGCGCGCAGTTGGGTGCGCCACTTGGTGAGCTCTTCGAGAGACCAGCGGGTGATCTGCCGACCCCCGATCGTCATGCTGGCTTGAGCCGTCGAGGCATTGCCGAGCAGAAAGGACTCGACCGCATCGAGCGCCTGTCGTGCCCAACTTCGGGTGTCGTGATTGCCCGCAGCGGCCGGATTGACTAGGACTTCAGAAGCGCCGCTCAGGATCGTGGTAGCGACAGCTCCGCTTGCCACCCGCGCGCGCCAAACATACCGCCCGGCGACGTATGCGGCAGTCGCTGCCGCTGTTGCCGCGAAGCTATGCGTGCTGCCGGAAGCGGTTGCTGCGATACTGAAGGAACTGTCAGACCTTTCGAAGTAGATCGTCGCCACCCAGCTACCCGATGAGGGGTAGTCGGGCAGATCTAGAGTCCACGCCCACGAGTCTCCGCTGATCAGCTCTTGCGGAACGCTGTCAGGGATCGCTGCGGTCATTTCCAACCTCGGACAAAGCCATTACGGCGGGGCGCGACGAAATTACGTTTCACAGGGACGGGCGCAGTCTCGGGTGGCGGCGCCGCCTCGACCTCGGGTTCTTCTGGTACAGTTTCAACGCGCGGCTCAGGCCGTCGGCCGGCGCGCGTCGCCAGCAGCTTTCCTCCACCGCGACCGATCATCGCCGCGTAACCATAGATCCAGCAGTCCTGCGCCTCTTGCCGGATGTTCGCGACGCGCGGCTTCCACACAATCACGGCCCGGCCTTTCACATAGACCCGAACGCGCGTCTCGCTCGTCAACTGCTTGCAGGCTTCTGCATCGAAGCTTTCTGGCAGGTGGATGTAGCCCGCCCCGGGCTTCGGAACTTTCTCCAGCCGTCCGTAAAGCGTCGACTTGATGGTGTCGACGCCGATGATGTGCAGTGGAACCCGGGAGCTTGCTACTCGACTGGCTCGCTTCGGCCACGCCAGACGACCGGGACCGGCTTGGCCTTTGATAGCCCAAATCCGGAACCGCCGACGCGCCACGCAATAGTCGTAAACGGCTTGTGTGCAGTGTCCGCCAGAGTCGAATGCGGCAGCCTCGATGGCGAGGCTTCGCCCATCTTCCGTGCGGTACCGCTGCTTAAGGTAAGGGTCGATCTCTTCATTCCAGAATCGTGCGTTGCCGGGATTCCCAAGAAAGATCTTCTGCTCGAGAATCCAACACTCTTCGTTCGTACCCCAGCCGAGTAGTTGGCACTCAATGCGATCGTCCTGGACATCTCCGCCAACGGTGAGCAGCAGGACGCCGGGCGGTAGCTCATCGGGACCGTAGCCCTCTTTGCGAGCCAGCAACCCTTCCGGCTCAACCGTCTCGCCCTTCTCCTCCCACGTCTCACCCAGCGCCGTGTTGATCCATGTCTGCAGGGTCTCCGGAAACTTCTTTGCCCTTATGAAGGCCGTGGCCATCTCCGGCCAGCTCGTCCACGGCGAGTAGAGCTCGCTGATGTGGAACCCCGCAACGCCATTGAACGGCTTGCTTGGACGCCACTCACCTCGACGAAGCATCTCGGGCTTGTCCGCGTCCGTCAGGACGGCGCCGCAGTGCTGGCAAACGTATGCCGCCGTCTCCGGCTGCCCCTCTTCCCACTTCACCTGCGCCCAGACCAGACGCTGGAACTCCTCACAATGAGGACAAGGAACAAAATAGAAGCGTTGGTCCGATTGCTCAAATGCCGCTTCGATGCGCGACGCGCCCTTCACCGTTGGCGTCGAGCCCATCAGCACTTTCCGGTTCCTGAAGGTCGCAGTACGACGGCGCGCGAGGTCGATCGGGTCGCCCTCCGTTCCTGCTGACACCGGGAAACGATCGACTTCGTCACACAGCAAGACGCGAACGGGACGACTCGCAAGGCCGGCCGGCGAGTTCGCGCCGACGATCGTGAGATGGCCACCGGTGAACCGCTTATGAAGCAGCGTGTTGCCGGAGTCCCGTGCCTTCGGATCAGCGATCCGGCCATTGAGGCACGGCGTGTCCCGGATCATCGGGGCAAGTCGATCCTTGCTCCATGCCTCCGCCATCTCGAGCGTTGGCTGTAACAGAAGGATCGGCGCCGGGTCCTGATCGACGTGAAAGCCGATCACGTTGTTTAGGGCTTCAGTCCACCCGACTTGGGCGGACTTCATGAACACTGTCTCGCGCACCGCCGGATCGCACGATGCGTCCATCACCGCGGCGAGATAGGGAACCCGGCTAGTTCTCCACAGCCCGGGTTCGGCGCTGCTTTCGCTGGACAGGCGCCGTTTCTGATCCGCCCACTGACTCACCGTCAGGATCGGCGGCGGCGCCAGAATCCTCGCCAGCGTTCGCAGGTACCCGTGGTCGGTACTGAGATAGCTCCGCCAATGCTTCGTAGAGGCGCATTCGGAGCTCGCTGACGACACTCTTGGCGGCCTCTGAATCGAAATACTGTCCAACTGCATCCGGTATGGCTATGACCCGTGCGCGGAACGACGACAACATGTCGCCTATCTCGCGAATGACTCGTGAGGCTTCCAGTAGCTGGCCAGCACGGACAGCGTTCTCAATCTCGGTCTTGTCGGCTTGTGCCTTGGCAAGGCGGGCGCGCTCGGCCTGCAGATCGAGCTCGCCGTCTCCCGCGGTCCTATAGATCGCTTCGAGCGCGACTACGGAATCGTAGAGCTTCGCTCCCCTCGGCCCGGCGGCGAATGGGATGCCGGCTTCAGTCAGGAGCTTCTTGATCGTGCGCCAGCCTTTCCCTGTGAACTCAGCGAGTTGGCTTTCTGAAAGCTCGGGCACTACTGCTGCTCTAGATAGGGCTGGAGCTAGGCACTTTTCGCGAGTCGTGGCACC